CTTTGCCCGTTCTCGCTCGTCTTTGTCTTGGAAAAGCTTGTCGAGCAAGGTTGAGCCAAAATTGAATATTGAGCCAATGCTTAAAGACATATATTCATAAACCTTTATATAGCTTTTTATAAACTCTTGTTTTTATTCAGATTAAATACAACCGTATTTCAATTATACTATACAGTATCAAAAAATCAAGCATTTTCAGGCACTTTATATCTTTTTTTTAATTAACTTTAACTTTTTATATTTTTTAGCTTGACATAGTTTTTCGGTAGTGTACAATCAAGCCAAACAGTGAGGGAATTAACTAAAAACAAAACAAGGAGGCAAAAAATGAAACATTTCACCGAATACAACACAGAGGGCTACACGCAGAACGAACTCGACGCATTTAACGCAGAATGGGAAGAGAAAGCTGAAAAAAGGGAGCTTGAACCGGGAACAGAAGAATACGAATTTCAACTAAAATGTTTTCAGGATGAAGTGGCAAAGCGATAACCCAACCCGCCCCGGGTACGGCCCTAAACTGCTTAACTCATTATGCAACGATTAATTAAATTATTCATAGTTTTACCTTGCATCGTTACCGGGCTAATTATTTTAATTTTAAATAGAATTTAAACCAAAAGGAGAAAACCGCATGGAATCAATATCAAGAGATCACAACTTTGAGAATCGACTGAACTTGGTAAAAAAAGATGGAAATAAAGGGAAATTTCAGATTTGGCATGAAGAAAATCAGAACCCTGTAATAATAAAAATTACACCGGAAGGCGAAAAGCCTTCAACGAAGAAAACTGGACTTTTTTTGAAAATGCTGAAGCTGATTTTTTCGGCGGATGCTTATAATACCAAACCTGATCTTGGAAACAGGGGCCAATCAAAAGGAGATAAGTTTTGGAAAAAGACATATTCAAAGACCTTCACTCAACACAAGAAATAGCTCAAATGGTTAAATTATCAATTCAAAGGATTGGAAACCTCAAAGCAGAATTGATAAAAATAGGACTTGCACGGCGAATAGGCAAATTGACCATCTGGCACAAAGATGCGGCTGAATGGATTCTCTCCAGAGAAGATAGGCGGGGAAAGTATAAAAGAAAAACTGATGTATAATCAAGTCAAACAGTAAGGGAATTAACCGATAACAAAAAGGAGAGTGAAAAATGAAATACTTCTCAGCATTCTATATCTTTTACGCAATAATTTTCTGCTATTTCGGTTATCATTTTTTTCTTTTCTTTTCATCTATTAACGACAAATTGTTCTAACTTAGAAAGTCAAAGGAGATCAAATAATGCGAACTACAAAACAACTTGCCAATGATTTCAAAAACTTTTGCTTTCAAACAGGCAAGGATGAGACAGAAGAAACGCTCTGGAACTGGCTCATGTTCCAGGAGGATCTGGAAGAGTTGGCAAGCTATGAAAAAGTTGAGCTATCAGGAAAGATTTTGAAAGGAGCTTGAAATGACATATAAATATAGAATTAGAAGTTTAGGCTTTTCCTCAGAACGATATGGAAATTGTGAAATTTGCGGGAAACACTGCAGCGAAGTTTTTTATCAGGCCGAATCAAAGAAATATAAACGGGATCTTCCTGACGGCACAACTAAAACAGGCTATACTCACCACAATTGCCATGACTTTTTCGGTCATAAAGAATGCTTAGAAAGTCAAAGGAAACAAGCTTAATAATAAAAACCAATGCCCTTGGGTATAGCTCTTGACCGCCCGAAAGGATACACCATGATCTTACTCAGCATAATTTTCTTATTTCTCGGCTTTTGGTTCCCACCAATCTGGATTCTGTCTGTATTAAGTTGCTTTATTTCAATAATTGAAACGATAAAGGAGATTGAATATAATAAAGAGAAAAGGTAATATTTAAAAATTACTCAAGGCCCCGGTATCTGCCGGGGCTTTTCTGTTTCAACTTAAATCCCACCGTGCTTTAGTTGACCTAACGTCAATATGAGTCCTGTCAATATATCGCCCAATGCCATACTTGTCAGGGATCGAATCACCAAGGCAATCGGCCACCATATCAGGGTGAACCCTTTCAACTTTGATATCGGCCGCTTTACCTTTCAAATGCTGAGAGTTCGGACTGCCGCCGATTTCGGCGTTGTGCTTTTGACATCTGCATCCTGAGCTTATTACGATTCTTGGTCCTCCCAAAATAAGCCGGAGTTTTTCCAGAACCTTGATAAGTTCTGCATCTACCGTATCAAAACCGCATCCGCATCGACATTTAAACTCATGTCTTGAAAAATTATCGCTTAAATCACCCATTGGAAATCTTCCTGTCTTTCTGTTCCATAAGTGCTTGCTTCAAATAGAAAACCAAATCAATAGCTTCCTGGTAGGCATCCATAAGGGCATTACGGCCATTATTGATCCTCAGCCGAGTTCCGTACTTAGTCTTGCCAGCATCAGACCTATCAACCATATCCTTTATGACATCGGGCAATATAACCCTCCCTTCACCTTGTGGCATCGGCTCAGGTATTGCCGGGTTTGATTTCCAATCTTCCTCACCTTCCTGAACTGGTATCGGCTGCCATTCTTTCTGCTCTTCCATCATATCCTCCTGGATCTCACCAACCCTTTTCCAATACGCATCTTGAGCTTTGGCCTCTCTCAGCTTGTCGGCATTCCGTTTCAACTGCCCTTTCAGCCTGTCCGTCTGCTCTTGTTTGGTTTCTTTTTCTGAATGTGCTCCTTTGACATCTTCGTTTTCGTCTTGATATAGCATTACACCTATTCCTTTTGTTGAGCGTAAAATCAAAAATATGATCCACAAGGTTGTTTGTTGCTAATTGGTTGGATACAAACCACAAACAACTCCGGCCATCTTTTCTTGAAGTCCTGTTCCATACCCGATGTCAAGGCTCGTATTTCCGGGTATGCGCCCTTGGACGTTCTCAAGTTGAAAATGTGCTTCCATTCGCTTATCGAAGCAGACACCATGAGTTTTGTCCGGGTTGAGCTTGTGAGAACCTTGCGTGCATCTTCAGGAGTCGCACCCTCCTTGACCATTTCAAAATAGTGTGCTTCTGCAACATAACCCGACATTTCCCATATTTCATATCTGCGTTCACTCCAATTGCGGCAATTGACAGGCTCGATAAAAGATATAGAATCACCCTCTTTTACATATCTTTGGCTTTCTTGGGATATGGCAATGTCGTTCCGGTGGCGCACGATTTCATGGGAAACGTCCCTACCCGTGATTAGCATAATAGATCGGTATGCATGGATCTCTTTTTCCTCATCCGTCATGTCAGATTCGGAAAGAACTTTCGCGTAAATATTGCCAGAGATGAAAACTGAAAAACAATCTGCAATAAACCTCGGCTCATTGAACATGGCGTGAATATTGTCAATATTGGTCATATCGTAGTTATGTTTTTCAATGATCTCAAGCCACGCTCTCATGTTGCCGGAAACAACAAACCTGTATTCTGACATTGAACCAGTGCAGTTGATGAACTTTTCAGTCTGAAAATGGTCGTAAACAGGCCGTGATACTGAAAAGGCGGCTACGGAATGCTCTAATACGGAAAAATGACCCTTTCCGATAATAGACTTCAATATCGCCTTATCCGATCCTGGCTTTATTTTGTCGGTGCTTGCGTAACAGGTGCGAGCTCCAAGTTCGATGAGCTTGGTTGGGGTCATGCTGTTGCGGTCTATAATTTCGTGGCTCTGATTGACAATCTTCATCGTCTCGCCTCCTCTCGCATCCTACAATCAAATTCACATCCCTTGCATTTTTCACGCATCGGCAACGACTGGCACAGGTATTGACTGGCTATTTCCGCATACAAGATTTGATTACGTTCCCAGAGTGCTTTCTTTCCTTCTTCTGTGTAGAATTTCATTTCAACTTCCGGCCTCTGCGGAGCTTGTTCAAATTATCATCGACTTTACTTGCAAGCATGTAGGCGCTCAAAATCACATCCTCAATCTCCATCATAAGGACATCAACATTCTCTTTCGTGGGCCTTTCTGTCCAGTCATTCAAGGCATCTTTAACCTCATGTGCTTCCTCAAATATCTTTTTCAAACATCGGCGGGTGGGATATCGTTCCTCCTCCCATGGAATTTTGTCATCATGCCGGCGGGCTGAGTTCTCGGCAAGTTGGGGAAGGATGTGGAAGCCTTCACGGATTTCTGTATCTTCCACAGGCCCGCTACATTCACCGCTCGGATGAATAAGATTGTATTCCCACCCTTTGCGGGGTTCAGCCAAACCATTTTCTTTACAAAACTGATCAATTAATTCTGCAATCGGTGCTGCATCATCACTGCTCGACATAACGGTTTTTTCTTTTCTCATTGCGAGCCATCCGCAAAAGCCGTAAAGTGCTTCTGATGCTGTTAACTTGTCTTCTTTCTTCAAAATATCTCCTTTCAAAACCCCGGACGTGCCAGGGCGGTTGGTTAAAGTTCCGGAAAAAATCTATATTGCTCCAACAGATCGTAATCCTTTTCAAGCATCGCTCTGAACATAGCTACCACGTTCGCATGATACGCATTGACAGACCGAAACTCTGAACTGTATATTTTTTTGATTTTGTACCCCATCCTCCCCGTCTAACCGTTAATGATAGTCACTTGTTTTCCAAGCATTAACATCTTTTTCGCTAATTTCAATAAACGTCATATTCTTATCAAGGTTAGAGTTGAGTTCTTTTGCAACAGCAAATCCATGTGAAGATTTGTAAAATTTAATGTATCGTTGTAGTTGGCGTTTTGCTTGCTCATCAAATGAGTCTTTTTTTATTTCTCCAACGCACAACATTTCATTTGTTTCAACAAAGAAATCTGGGATATGTTTGCCATTTGTTTTTATATTTACGATATTCCCACAAGGAATATATTTATCTATATTCGCAATAAAATACTCTTGAATATCTTTCTCTGTATTTTGGGAAAGCAAAATAGCACGGCTAATCTCTGTTGATATGGTATTTTGAATCCATGTGAAAGTGTCAAACAAACTATCAACTTTGCGAAACTCTTCTCTCAATTTAACAGCATCCGCCCTACAAGATAAGTGCCAACATTTATTCAGAAAATATTCTGCACTTTCAAGAACAAACCTGTAACAATCATGCCCATGTCGCTTGCCCGTAAGTTTGGCAATTTCAACCGTGGACATTCTAAAGCCTTGATTCTGAATCGTGGATAATGTTACTTGATTCTCATTCGGCAATGTGTTACTTTCATTTTTCATAGAAAATTCCTTTCCAGTTTTTTTAGAAAGCCCGGCATCCTCTTGCCGGGTTTTTTATTTTTTCTTGTATCCAAACGGTGCTTTTTGTCCAAACACCTGCTCCATCTTTTTATCACTCCAATTCTCGGGGTGTTCATACCCAAATTCTTTTAATTCTTTCACCGTTTTGAGTTCAGTACCTGCACTCCTTGCACAGCCACACATAAATTTACCATACCAACATGAAGCTTGTTTGCATGAATCACAAACCTCGACTAATTTATCATTAAAATTTTCCATACATACCTCCCAAAAACAAAACCCGACATTTGTCTACGCCAGAAAAGTAGCGCTCGGCCCTCACGGTAACCGAAATGTCGGGTTTAATATTTTTTATGCTTTTCTGAATAGACTTTTTCAAAATGTCACAATTTCAACAAAAATGCAATACTTTTAGATTCTTTTTTGTAAATCCAAATTCCAAAAAAGAATTACACCAAAACCAACCGCATAAACATAGCCAAGTCCGAAATGAACCCGAACGTCACCCGTCTTTTAATCCTACCCTGTTTATTATTTTTTCGATTGCGCTTTTTGAGCAGAACGGGCAATGGCTGATCGTCAGCAATAGCCACACCGGAGAAAAATTCTTTCAAAGTTAATTTTCTGAAAAATTCTTGATTCAAATAACTGTCGAGCTTAAAAAGCAAATAAAGCATTAACCCTCCCTCATTTCAAAAACTGTTTCTGGCACACCAAGCCATCAGCAATGCATCAGCTCGACCATTGTGTTTCTTCAAGTGCAGTTCCGCATCCGGGAATAGTCGCCGGGCTACTGTCAGACTTCGCTCTTTCGTATCCTTTCCGTCATTTTTCGAGATTAAACCTTTCTGCCATTGCTGAGGCCGGACAAGAGAAAACGGGATGCTGTTAGCTGCCAAAATTCCGCGCCAAATTCCGAAATTGGTTCCGAACGCAAATGTGCTTGAAATTCCCTGTTTCGGCATCGAATGGACAGACTCAAGGATGCAGTGACGAATATCGAAGTTTGAAACAATCTCCTGGATCTCATTTGCTGCACTCACTTCATCACCAGGCCAATCAAAAGCCTCATATGTAGTCCCATCGTCTGAAACTATGGCATAAGCACCAGTCTTGCCCGGGTCAATTCCAGCGTAAACTATCGGTTTTTTCAATTGACCTCCTTTTCGATCAGTCTAAAAACGTCTCTCAGGTAAATTTCAAGCATCCTGAGTTCATGTTCCGTCTTGCCCCTACCGTGCATGACAGCTTTTTGATTTGCCATAAGCAAATCCACATGGTCCTTACCTTTCCGGTATTGCAAGCCAAAACACTCAACAATGTCCGAAATTTTCATGCCGGAAAACATAAATTTATTTGCCACTGCATTGAAATCAATTTTCTTTTTCAATTCCCATCCTTTCAAACTTCCAAATTCAACGCACGTTTCGTTTTCTTACCACGCATCATACAAAGACATTCACCAAGACCTCTTTTGCCCGAGGATTTGAAATTTGCCACACTCAGCTTGATTTTATTTGAGTGTGGCAAGTGCGGTTCGTCAAAAAGGGATATGTCTAAAGTACTTCTCAAAAAGGGATATCGTCCAAATCACAGTCAGACGGATTCCCGGCATCTGGCCCATGCTGTGGCTTGCTCGGCTGTGCATTGGGATCGTAGTTGTTGCCGGTATTTTGCTGTGACGATTGCTGGTTATCATCCGGCCATGCTTTCACGGCTATTGAATCAGCATTGAGACAAACCTGAGACTTTTCGTTATCATTGCCCCAATAATCCATTTTCAGCGATCCGGTTACGACCAGCGTTTGACCTTTTCGGCATCCTTCCAGACATTTTGCCTGAAACTTCCATGCCTCGATTTGCACCCACATTGGTGTTTTACCGTCTTCCTTTTTGCCCTGGAACACGGCGGAATTACATTTCACTACGTCTGCTCGTTGGGACCGTTCAGGATTGCCAGTTAGATATAATTCCATTGTCGTTGTGTTGTTGTTGTACATTTTTTCCTCTCTGTGTGTTAAAAAAACGTGTTAAGCCGCCTCGTAAACCCTCTGCCGTGATCTTGCAGAAGCTATCAACGGCCCCACATTGATATCCACATAGTCAAAGACCACTGCCCTATCCTTCCCGGGTGCTGGCCTAAGCACCCGGCCCAGGTATTGAAGGACTCTGCCACTGAATTTGATAGGTGTAGCAAGAAACAGGGTCGAAAGCCCTTTGCAGTCAAACCCCTCTCCGATTAGCTGGCCGGTGGCTATCAGGACTTTGACATCTCCATTATTGTTGTTCAGCCGGTCAACAATAGCCTGACGCTTCTTTGTGGGGGTACTTCCTGTGAGCAGTTCAGACTCAATGCAACAATCTTCTTTCAATGCGGTCTGTATCGCTTCACAATGCCCTTTCCGATCTGACAGTACTAAGCATATGCCCTTGCTTGTACTCACCCTCTCTGCAACGTCCAGGACTATCAGATTGTTTCTTTCTTCATCCTCGGTAAGCTCACTCAGCATTTTGGAATATTCCGCCGATGGATCGTGACTCGTTTCAAACTCGGTTTCCCGGGTGATGACTTCCGCTTTGAGGATATGGCCTTTGTCAATGAGTTCGGCCTTGTCAACTTCGTGGTGAACGTCTCCCAAGTACCAAAATATAAGCTTTGAGAGCTCGTCCCGTCTCCAAGGCGTCGCACTAAGGCCAGTCATGTATTTTGAGTCGAAGGCACTCACGACTTCAGATAGTGATTTTGAGCAAACACGGTGGCACTCATCCTGAATTACGTTTCCGATATAAGGGACAAGTTTATCAAGGTGTTTCGATATTGTCTGATATGTCCCTACCGTGATCCGATCCCTGATACTAAATTTACCGCCTCCGATAACTCCGATTTCACCTTTGGGTATCCCCAGGAAAGCCTCGATCCTGTCACACCATTGGTTCAAAAGCTCTTTGGTGTGAACGATTATCAAGGCCGGCTGTTTGCGCTCGGCAACAAGAGCAAGAGCCATGACTGTTTTCCCACTGCCGGTCGCCGCACATAGAACCCCGAAAGCGTGCTTGAGCATGTCGTCAACGGCTGTCTCTTGGAACAGTTTAAGCTGGCCTTGGAACTGAAAGTCAACTTCCGGCAGTATCCTGCGCTGATCGTCTATACTGAATTGTTCCCCATGCTTCCGGCAAAGAAAAATAAGCTGTCTGGCGAATCCCCGTGGAAGGATCATGCTCCCGTCCGGTTCCATGCCGTAATATTTCAGGTGTTGTGGAATCTTGCCGGTGTATCTGCCCATCTTCTGACTCTCAATATATTTAGGGTTCAGTATGGTGAGGGCACTTGCGAGGATCTTGACCATTCTCTGTGAAGTGTCTGTCAGTTTTAGTTTGCTTGTTATGGTAATTTCCATGTATGCTTTGCCTTTCTCATTGTTTGGTTTGTGGCTCGGCAGAGGTGGTCTGTCGGGCCTTTTTTTTTATGGGTTCCCTTTCTGTAAATTAAAAAACCTCGTTGTTTCTTTACGCCATGACAAAGAGATATTCCCAACAGGTCCAGTTCTTTGCTTGGCAATATTAACCTCCGCAATCCCTTTGCATGGATTTGTCTCGTCTTGATTGTAAACCTCATCACGATAAATAAACATAACCACATCGGCATCCTGCTCTATTGCTCCAGAATCCCTTAAATCTGATAGCTTTGGACGCTTATTGTCTCGTTGCTCTAATGCCCTGTTAAGCTGAGATAAGGCTATAACTGGAACGTTAATCTCTTTAGCCATGGCTTTTAATCCACGACTGATAGAACTAACTTCTTCAACTCTACCGTTTTTTTGATTACCCCTGATTAATTGCAAATAATCTACAAGAATACAATTAATCCCATCGTTATGCTTTGCAAGTTTCCTGGTCCGTCTCTGTATTTCCAGATAAGAAAGTCCAGGGGAATCATCTATGAATATTTTCCACAGAACCATCTTCCTTTTGGCCTCTGCAATTTTTGAAAAATCCTCCTTGGAAAATTTCCCGGATCGGAACTTGAGCGAATTAACCCCGGATTCCATCGAAACCAATCTATCATTGATCTGATTTTTTGACATTTCCAATGAAAAAAAGGCACTTGATTTACCAGCAACAGCCATGTTTCTCATAAAATTCAATGCAAGTGCAGTTTTCCCCATAGAAGGTCTTGCAGCCAAAATAATCAAGTCTGAGTCCTGAAACCCGCACAGCATATAATCAAGCTGAAAATATCCCGTAGGTATCCCAGATATCTGTCCTTGATTCTCGGAAAGCTTTATATATCGCTCATCTGAATCTTCAAGCATGTCTTGAATCGGAACGAAATTATTTTCGCTACCTCCGTATTCAATGCTGGTGATTGCCTTTTGCGCTTCGTCAAGAAACGCCTCCGCATCACTATCGGCAGTAGCGGAAAACGCCTTGTTATGAATATCATTGGCAATAGAAATGGTTTGCCTTAATATTGCCTTGCCTTTCAGTTTCTTGGCACAAAACTCCATGGATACGGCTGCTGGTGCTGTATCCATCAGCGTGGCGAGAAAAATCGCACCACCGATCTCTTCCATTTTCCCGGTTTCCTTAAGCGTAGCAGTTAGTGCCGGCAAATCTACGGGATTATTTTTTACAATCAAGGAAACATAAGATTCAAAGAGTACCTGGTGGGCTGTACGATAAAAATCTGACGGACTGAGCAGTTCAACAGCTTCATGGGCCTTGTCAGGATAAAGTAGCATGGCAGACAGAACCGATTCCTCTGTCTCGATATCATGCGGTGGCAATTCATTCAGGGTTTGCATAGATAGCCTCAAAATCGGTCACTTGATTTGATGGTTTTGACGGATCGTCTTTGATGATTTCCAGGAGACGGGCGATGGTGGGGAAGTATCGGTCTTTCTCGATGATCCATTCCGCAGCTCTTAAAAATTCCTCGGGAGAATATTTTGTCACTTTCTCAAAATATATTTGCAGGGTTTCAAATTTGATGTCTTGCCGGAAGGCATTTTCAAGACGTGACATGCCTTTGGTAAAAATCTCTTTAGATATCTTGCAACGTGTCATATTTGCTTGCTCCTTGTGGTGTTGTAATTTGCTCATCTTCCCATCTACGCCCCGACAACCAACCTTGAGCCCATTTGGGATTTTTACCTTTAGTGACCAATCTTGGTCTTTCGTCCGCTTCTTTTTTTGCGGCTTCTATTATTTGCAATACAAGAGAATTGGTTAGAGTAGGGAGACTAAACCAAGCTTCCGCAGCTTCCGCTTTGCCTTTTTTATAATCAAAAGCATTCCAAAAACGGTTAAAGGATTCTAAACGTTTTTCAGTAAGCTTGTGGCCCTTACTTGTTTCATAAAAAACCTCACCCCCACCGCCCTCATCCACCGCATTGCCAAATGCGGATATAGTATCTTTTGAATAAGTATCTTTTGTAGTATCTATTGAGGGTATCTTTTTTGATAACGATTTATTATCTTTTTTGATAACGCCCGTTATCTTTTTTGATAACGTTATCTTTTTTGATAACGGTTTCCATGTTTTGGTTTTTGTATTAATTTTATACACTTGTGCTGGTTTGTTATCTTTTTTGATAACGGCTATTACCCTCTTTTCTGCAAGCCCTTTTAAGGCTCTAACCACATTTGGCTTTTTCATTCCGGTAGCATCCACAAACTGTGAAAGAGGTATAGAATCTTGCTCTTTGCCCCATCCATATGTCTTGCGGAGAACAAGCAAGAGGCATTGCATTTGTTCGCCTGGGAGCCTGTATGATATCAACGCCTCAAGAATTTTATTCTTAATGGGAGTATAGTCTGACAGTTTGTTTTCTTTCCTCAAGTTACTCCCCTCTTTTCCACTAAAATCACGTTTTATAACCGTTGCTGCCACACCACACCCCCTTAAATCAATTTATTCTTGCATTATTTAACCACTCTCCCTATGCTCAAACCGTGCTTGTCGTGCTTTTGCGTAAGCCTCATGTATAAGTTCAGGATGATCGGTATATTTTCCCCAGTTAAACCCACAGGCTTCACTTGTACCATACCCTGCTGATTGCATTAAACCTGTACAACCTCTTTGACAGCAAGCCTTGTTTTTTCCATGAAAGCTACCATACTCTATCGGATCACTCATAAAATCTTTCATTTCTTCGTCTGAAAAATTCATAACTATATAGCTTTGAGTCATCCATGTGGTGTTGCAATAAGGATCTCCGATAAAAATATGAACATCTTCTTCTGTCATAAAATTCAGCTTTTTTATTTTGAGCAAGTCTTTTTCAGACGGTTCACACCCTTTAATTTCAATCCAGCACTTATGCTCAGGCAGTCTAAAATCAGGCAAATACCTCAACCCGTCCCCTAACTCAAACCCTTCCGGCTCATACTCATACTTGATACCCAAGGTTTTGAAAAAGACTGCCCACCTTGCTTCTAAACGGCTGCGGAAAAGATTTCCATCCCAGACCGTGTCTATCGCTTTAATTTCCTTGCTTTTTCCATCTTTTTTCATTAGAATTACCTCTTATAAATCTTAAGAAATTTGTGTTCAGTTTAGGCCCGGTGTATCCTCACCGGGCTTTTTTGTGCCTTTTCCCTTGCGTTATTCTGCCCTTAATCGCCATCTGTCATAATTCCTTGCAGTTGTCTTAGTAGCCGTCCGGTCAAACTCAATCTTGTCCAGAATAGGACACCACTTAGGAGTCCAAGGAGTATTACGTTTGATGAAAGAGATTTCAGTCGATAACCTTGGATGCTTGCAATGATAGGCTGTCCATTTTTTAGGAAATCTTTCAGTCCCGCCCAATTCTTTTGAAATGAGAAAGTCACACCCCGTACATATAAGTTTGTCAGGCATCTTCTTTTTTTGCGGTCCGGTCATTTTTTCTCCCTTCCCTCTTGCGTTATTGTTAGTCTTGTTTTATATTTTGGCAATGTCACGCTAATCGCATCTCCACCCGGATGTGGAAACATATCTCCGGTACACCATTTCCATCCGTGTTTTATTTTTATCCAGTATCCACCGTTCACGGCGTTTGCCTTTGTGCCTATTGGGTATTCGTTCCAAGGTTTTGTGATTGGTTTGCTCATTTTTTATTATTGACCCCTCCTAAATTTCATTATGTTTCCGAACAGCCGTGTTCAAGCAGGTATAATCCCAAGCACCTACACAAGTATTTCGGCCTTTGTTGTCATTTGCCCAATGCTCCACAGCATAATTAACGATACCCTCATCCAAAACCAGCCTTAACCTTTTGATTTCTTTAGGTTCTGATGATGACGCTATGGTGTATTCAGGCGTTTGATCTTCTATCTCTTCCAGCGTTATTTTGTGTTTCATGGCCCCTCTCTTTTGCACTTTCCCCCTTGCGTTATGTAACATTATGCTTTATTATTAAATTATAAGCTGTTTATAGCTTGTTCATAACAAACATAAATTACCAAGTCAACCTCAAGGAGTGTATTATGGCATCTAAAGACCCTAAAAAATTCAAAAGACTCACTGTCTCTATTGATATACGGTTATATGAAATCATGTTGAAAAAAATCAAAGAGACAGGTACGAATTGCACATGGCTCGTTGAAAATGCGCTTGATGAAAAATTTGCCAAAGAACTCAAAAAAGCATCATAAAAAGGAGCCACCATGGACCCATTGGACATTCTTCTCGTGATCACCCTCGGCATACTGGTTTACTTTGCCCCCACCCTATACGCTCGCCATCGCGGGCACCCTAATTTGAGACCGATCTTTCTGCTCAACATTTTCTCGGCTGGACGTTCCTGGGTTGGGTCGTTGCCCTGATTTGGTCGGCAATGGCCATTGACAAAAAACCGGCTGTATCCTAACCCCCGGCCCGGTCACTCCGGGCCATACTCCACCGCTACGATCCTCTGCATCAAAGCCGCCACAACGTCCTTGCACTCCTCCCAAGGATACTTGTCAATGTACCTGTTGATCTGCTCCCACAAAATCCCTGGTCGTGGCATCTTGAAAGCCTCTTGCGTCTCAATCTCCACCACACTACCCATCAAATGCGCCACCGAATCAGCGATTTCCGGCCACTCATACTTGCCTACCGCATAATCAATCTGCTCCCAAATTTCCTGTGCCCGTGGATTCCTGATCGTTCCGATTTCTGCTTTCATATCTTCCCCTTTGCATTTTTTCGATACATCCTGATATAAGATTCAGTTTGTTTTATCTCCGATTTTTTCAAATTCAAAGAAAAATTCCCCGGCATCCTTTACATACTTACAACGGCCACTCATAAGGCTCTCATAGATAACCACTTGAAGACCGTCTCTCTCGTTTGTTGTATCAATACCGATACAAATCATCCGGTAACTTATGCCAGTTTTCTTATTCCTAAAGATATTGATATTCTCTTTCATTCTGCTAAACTCCTTCGTTTTAAACCTATCTTCAAATTTCAGTAAAGCCCAACTGTCCCGCAGTTAGGACTTTGCTATTTCCAGAACCCCATCCGACAAAATCCTGAACGCCGTTGCCGCACATATCGGTGTCTGACCATTCCCAAGAGCCTTGATCCTGTTCGCCCTATTCTCCTTGACCGTTGTTGTCCTCGGCGGGTACGGATGCGGGTCTATGGACGGGTCAAGGAATACGGCTTCTTTGAGGGGTTCAAGGTTTGACCAGCTCATAGGCCAATTCATCAGGAACTCAACCCAATCGGGGTTTAATTCACCCGTCACCTTGGATTGTCCGACAACCTTGCCTAAATCCGGTGAATGACGGTTTTGAGTACCTTCCGAGGTTCCGTCTTTCCAGTCTCTTGATTTGGGGGAAGGAAACATATTCACACATTGCTCCAACCCCTTCTGAACCAACCTCCCCGTGTTCTTGTCGTAAAGCCTTTGGTTGAAATGTTCGGGCGGGTTGCCGTTCTTGTCCACAAGCTCAATGTTTTTGTATCCCGGTGGATTTGCGGAGGGTGTGGGGAACATAGAAACCGCCGTCTGTAAATCCATACCACCTTGTCCGTGGATTCCGGGACCATTGGCATTTTGACGTTTTGGCGTGGGCCATTCCGTTCTCATTGGATTCACACACGCCTCCCACAACTTCCTCTCAAAAAACAGCGTCCTCCCCGGATTCTTTGCCTTCCACCCGAATATCCATAACCGTTTCCTATGATGCAGACACCCCACATCCGAAGCACCTAAAACCGTCCATTTAAAGCTGTACCCTGCTTCGGCAATCTCCCCGAAAATTTGCTTGGAGTAGTCGTGAACAAGGAGGCCTGGCACATTTTCAAGGAAAATGAATTCGGGTTGCACCTGGCGAATGCATTCAATGGTTTGTGGCCACATATTTCTGGGATCGTCCTCACCCTTTCGCTTTCCTGCCACGGAGAATGGTTGGCACAGTTATCACGGGAAGCCAGCAGAGATGATGTCAACCAATCCCTGATAGCTTCCGCAGAATCCTCCTTTGATGAAATCGTTAATATCCCCAAAGATCGGGAATTGATTAAGCAGTCCGTCTTGCTGTCTTTGCATGAGGATTTGCTGGCAGTACGGCTCATATTCCACCGCTCCTATGATTTTATGGTTAAGAAAATAATGAGAGGATATAAGACCACCTCCCGCTCCTGCGAATAGTGCTAATTCGGTTAGTTGCTTCATACCTAAAACATCTCCTATAATACTGGCAAATAAATATCTTCGCCCAATAATGTCGACATTCCAGGTAGAAGTTCCCTCTCGTATTTTTTGGTTTTTGGTTTGGATACATTATTGATTGATTCTTTAATTTTTTCGGTATTACTCTTGAAGGTCCGCTGTGTGTTGTTTGCGTACAGATTCAGCGTGATATGGTTCACGCCCAGGACAGCACTTACCTTTGCCCATGTCCCAAGTCTGACATGCTCCATCGTCATAACTTCAAGGATATCGCCATAATCCGTCCCATGTTTGTCGTTATACCGATCCAAAACTGCTTCCCAATCAATCTTCTTTGCCATTGTCACGTATCTCCCTCCACATCTTATTGTTATCTCTGTTAACCTTCCACGCCACCGGGAAAAGAATCGCAGATAATATCGCTAAAATCAAAATCACCCACTTCGTCAGGTCCATAGCCAAAATAAGGCTTGTCAGGTACTCCATCCCTATCCTCCTTTATCGTAACCGCATATAAGATTTCAGGTGTTGGCCGATACATGCCGGCAGTATGCAAGCAGTTGTTGCACAGATAGTAATTTGCAGTTCTTTTCCCGCATTTCCGGCATTTGTTTTTCCCGTGTCGTCTATTCATTTTATTATAAGAAAAAACCGGCTTTCGACCATTCGCCTGTAATATGAAATGACTCCCCAACCCACAGGCTGTCATGGATCGCATTTGCAGAACGCCACCGGTGGACGCACTGTAAGGAGGTGGGCGGGGTGTTTGGTAATCTTTCGGGGTGAGCATAAGGCATAGCTCAGCCCTTGTCAATATTAAAGAATCTTTTTTGGAAAGTTTTTTGAAATTATTTTGAAATTATTTTGAAACTTTAGTGTTGACAAATATGAAAAACGAATATAGATTATTTCTAAACACAAACCAAACGAGGTAGAAAAATATGAAAACAATCAAGAACAAGCACAAAATGAGAAAAGCCGAACAAAAAGAATTATTCGACAAAATATCGCAATATATTTCAAGAAAACTGGTAGACATGAAGTCTGAGGGCTGGCTAAATTCTGAAATCGCTGAATTAGCCGATGTTGTTGACGCAAGAATCACTGAATTTAGGATGTATGATACCTATCGGAAACCGATGAGCTTTACATATATTAAGAAATTCTTGGCCGGAGGAATCATATCAACAAGGGAGCTCATGGAAAATATTGAATTAAATGACGAAGAAAAAGAATGTTTAATCAAATTACAAATTTTTGAAAATCCAGAATTACCTGAACTTTTTGCCAAACTAAAGGCTCGGGGTAAAGACCCGTTTAAAATACTCAAAGAAGCTTTAAAAGAATTATCATAAAAAAATTTCCGTTTGGTTTGTAATTGACGTGAGCAAGCAAAGCATAAGACTTGCTCTGTTTTTTTAATCTGTTTTTTTTAAATTGTATCCAAAAAAGGAGGTGTCCCATGAAACGCCACTAAAACCGGCACCTAAAAATCGGTTCTAATGTAGTGGAATTTAAGAGTATTTGAATAAATGGTAGGCAAAAGCAGCCGCCCGAAAAACTAAAATTAGTGGTGACCTCGGGTGGCTGTTCAAAATCAAAAGGAGAAAAATGGATATTAACGAATTAACAATCAAACAGGCAAGGGAACTTGCTACCATGTTTGGTGGCTCAAACACAGGAAACTCACAACACCCATACCAAATCGGGGAAAACTATTTCATCCGCACCGTAACAATGATTCAGATTGGAAAACTCAAAGCAGTAACGAATCAGGAACTCGTTTTGAAACAAGCATGTTGGGTGGCCGATACCGGACGATTTACTGAAGCTCTCAGCGATGGGACGTTATCTGAAGTCGAGCTTTTTCCACCTGATGAAGATGTTATTGTGGGGAGAAATGCTATCATTGATGCCTGTGTCTGGAAACACGAACTTCCAAAGGATCAAAAATGATAACCGCTCAAATACTAAGGCTTGGTTATGATTGGTCAAGGTCAAGGTCAAGGTCAAGGTCAAGGTCAAGGTCAAGGTCAAGGTCAAGGTCA